GAGATAGTCAATGATTTAAATATAATTATTGATAAAATGGATAGTGATGTGTTTTTGTTTGGCAATAACTATAAGCATTTGGATTGGTGTAAAATGAGCGTAATGAACGGAATTTATCCGAATTGGCAAGCAAAATATAACAAAGATAACAGGCAGATTCAGGCATCAGCAATCTTTATAAGAAACACCAAATCGGCAAGGTTATTTATTGCTCAATGGCTTAAGTATTGCCAATTAGATGGATTTATTGATGATTCATTAAGTACGGATTACAATTACCCTACATTTCAAGAACATAGGCATGATCAGGCAATATTAACCTGTTTGGCTTATAAACACGGAATAATACTACATTGGTGGCCTGCACACTATAACGGCGGGCAATTTATATACGATAAAGATCAGCAGTTTCAAGATGATAACTACCCTGTAATATTTCACCATCATCGCAAAAGGAATGAGGAATGGTAACAAGTTTAAGTATAGGCACGGGTGGCCTGGGTAGGTTTGGCAATCAGATGTGGACTATTGCTGGGTGCATAGGCATAGCAAGGGCAAACAACATGGATTTTGCTTTTCCTAAATGGGTAAATCATGATAATGTGCTTTTTGGAGGCAATAGAGACAATTTTAGCCATTATTTTGTAAATCCACTACCTATATTACCTGATGGCAGAATATGGCAGGAATACGGTTATTTTTGGGGATATAAGGATGTAAAATTAAATAAAGGTGATTGGTCAATAAATGCACACCTGCAAAGCCCTAAGTTTTTTGAACATTGCATTGATGAAGTAAGGCATTATTTTACATTGAAGGATGAACCAGATCAAAATGATTATTGCGCTATCCATGTAAGGGCTGGTGATTACATAGATGATCCAAATGCTTATCATCCAAGATGCAGCAAAGATTATTATCAGAAAGCCATTAGCATGATGCCATCGAGCACAAAATATATTATTTTTAGTGATGATATTGAGTTTGCAAAGGATAGGATTGGCATTGATGGCGAATATATTAGCGGCAATTATTTATATGATTTTAGGCTAATGAAGCGATGCAAACATTTTATTATTGCAAACAGTAGCTTTTCTGCAATGGCGGCATTATTAGCTAATCAACCTGATAAGATAGTCATTGCGCCTGAGCGTTGGTTTGGGCCAAATGTAGATATTTCTGCAAAAGATATTTATCACCAAAACTGGTTAGTAATATGAACATTTTATGGAGCATTCACCTATATTTCCCGAGGCATGGCAGCGGAGCCGAGGCAATGGCAAGAAATATAAACAGGTATTTAAAAAGCCAAGGTCATGACATTAAAATCTTATTACATCAGGCTAATCAGTACAAAATAACTGAGATGTACGAGTACGAGGGCGTGGATGTTTTTCCTCCTGATGAATACATTATAGACAGGCTTTTTACTTGGGCGGATGTAGTTATTTCACATTTAGATTACAATAAATGGACTACTCATGCATGCGCAAGATATAACAAACCAATGGTACATATTGTTCACAACGATACACCGTATCCATCTGTAATTGATTCACCCATACCTGTAAAAGTGGTTTATAATTCTGAGTGGTGTAAAAAAGCATTAGATTACAAGTGGGAAAGTATTGTATTTCCTCCGCCAATTGATGAATGGGTAAAAACGGATGATAAGGATAGGAAGTATATTACTTTAATAAATTTGAATCAAAATAAAGGAAGTTTATATTTTTATGCACTTGCAAAAAGGCTGCCGCAATATCAATTTTTAGGTGTAAAAGGCAGTTACGATGGGCAGCATGTTGAGAATTACCCAAATGTCAAAATAATACCAAATACACCTGATATTAGAGAAGTTTATAAAATGACAAAGATTTTATTAGTCCCTTCGCATTATGAAAGCTGGGGGATGGTAGCGGGTGAGGGGTTAATAAATGGCATTCCTGTAATATATAACCCAACACCCGGATTACTTGAGAATGTAGCGGATGGAGGCATATGCTTAAATAGAAAAGCAATAGATAAATGGGCTGATGAGATTAATAAATTAATGACAGATGCAGCATATTATAAAAAATGGTCTAAAAAAGGGTTGAAGCGAGCAGAGCAGCATTTGCCTAAATGGAAAGAATTAGAACAATTTATATGTAATTAAAAAGCCGCCTATAGAAATAGGCGGCGAAAACCTGAACCATTGATATAAAAAAACAAATGTAATACTTTTGGTTGACAAATTAAAAGGCTTTGGGTCAACTATAATTTAACTTTGGTAGGTATGAATAACATATACGAAATTAAGGTTACTGATGGATCAGAGCCTATTAGCCTTGAAACGGCAAAGGATTGGTTAAGGGTTACGACTGAGGATGATGATGCGATAATAACCGATCTTATTACCGTTGCAAGAAAGCAAATAGAAGCTTTTTCTTTGCGGTCAATGGTTGCAAAAAGCATAGTTTTGACCGGGTATATAGAAAATTCATTTTTATTACCTTATGGGCCTGTATCAAATGTTAGTGCTGTTAAATATTTACAGGGTCAAATTGTAGATACAGGTGTAAATGACTGGGAAACGTTAGATCCTGATGAATATCAGATAATAGGATACAATGACAAGCATTTTAGGACGCAATTTATAGGCACTTATGAAATAACCTACACAACAACAGCAAATGCAGATTTAGGCCTTAAAACAGATTTAAAACGGGTTTTATTGTGGATGTACGAAAATAGGGGTGATGATACTGATGAGATGCCTACTGAGTTAATGAGTAATGCCAAAACTTTAAAGGTGTTGACATGGGTATAGGTGTTGCAAGAAAGGTAAAAATTGTGGTGGTTGGGCAGTCTAATGGTGTGGATGGGCCTGATGTTACAAGTGATGAACTTGCAAACATTTGGGCGCAAATTAATACTATTAGCCAGTCAAGGGGGTTTGATGCTAACAAGGCTAATTTTAAAACATCTTATGAGTTTTTAATACGTTATGATTCTGCTTTGCTTATTGATGTGAGGTGCATGATTGAGTATAGTAATAGGTTTTATTCAATACAAAGTATTGAGCGTGTGGATCGTGTGAGAGCAGAAAACAAGTTTGCAAGCCAATTGCAAAACAATCCTGAAGGTAAATATTGGCGAATTGTTGCAAATTCTCAAGATATCGCATAATGGCTAAATTTAGTTTTGAAATTGAAGGATTAGAAAAACTAAAAGCACGTATTAAAGAACTGCCAAATGATGTTCAGGAGGAGGTTGTTGGCGAAATTCAGGCTTGGGGTAATGAGGTGAATGCAGCACAATTGGCTTTGATTAGTCAACAAAAAATACAGGATTTAGGTGCATTACAACAAAATACAAAAGCCGTTCCTAATGCTAATGGTGTTGAATTAATAAGTAATGTTTTTTATGCACCATTTATTGAATTTGGCACGGGAGCAAAGGTTAAGGTTCCTGCTGAGGTCGCCAATTTTGCTGCGCAATTTAGAGGCAAAAAAAGAGGCACTTTTGCTGAGTTTGTTATAAAGATGAGGCAATGGCTAAAACGAAAAGGATATAATGAAAAGCTGGCATTTATTGCAGCTTTAAATAAGATTAAAAACGGATCTGAGCCTCGCCCATATTTTTTTGATCCGTATTTAAAGAAAAGAAACCAATTGGTTGAAAGAGTAAAAAAGGTAATTTCTGATTTATGAAAGACCCGGTAAAATTTATAAAAGACGCATATTTTAACGCATTGGATGGTGCGATAACCTACAATGGCTCAACGATACCTATTTATGATGAGGAGGCGGATGAAACAGGCGGTGATTACTATATTATTATTTCAACTATTACAGATGCAGATTTACCAAATAAAGGTAAATTCATGAATGATGTCGAGGTGCTTATTGATGTGGTAAGTCAAAATAATTGGAGGGTGGATTTGGTAAAACAGATAGTTGACAGTATTACTGCAAAAATATTGGCTGTAATTATACCTTCGGTAGGCAGTACATCATTAATCGAGAATGCTGATTTTCAGATTGTGGATGTGAGAAAGGCAAGTACTCAGCACGTTCCGATTATTGATACAGGCACAAAAAAGATAGTAAGAAGGTTAACAAGATTCACTCAATTAATAATAGAAAAATAAAATGGGACAAATTCAAGGTACATCTGTAAGTTTACAACTTAAAGAAAGTTCAGGTACAGGTGATTATTTAAATGTGGTTTGCGAAACTACATCATCACTTTCAGGTTCTGCATCTGTAACAACTGCCGTAACTAAATGTAATACAATTACATCTGTTTCATCACCAACGGTTACTTTTTCTGTTGAAGGTGTAGCCGAAACATCACCATCAGCAGGACAGGTAAGCGTAGAAATGCTTTTAGGATGGTTTCAAGGAAATACTCTATTGGCTATTAAATATGAAGATCCTGAAGGTGCAGGAACTAATTTTTATGTTCAAGGGACTGGTTATATGACTGAATTTGGCATAACTTCGCCTGCTGAAGGTGCTGTGACATTTACTGCATCATTTCAGTTAACTGGTTCAATTGACATAACACCATAATATGAAAATAAACAATAAAGAAATAAGCCTCCGTTTTGGGATGCTTAGTGTGGAGATATTCTTAGGAGAGGCCGAAAAAAATAACGGCCTTTCTTATTATAGTTCTTTACAAATGGCTAAAATCATTTATGCCGGCATGGTCAATTATTACGAGGTAAAGCAATTGCCTTACCCTGTAACATTCGAGGAAATATATGATTATGTTGAGAGCAAAATGATGGATAAAGAGGATGTGAATGAACTTGTAAAAGTTATTGAGGATTTCAACAACTGCCAGGCTATTAAGAAAAAAGCGGAGGATGTAAAAGCTGCCGTTGAGGAAATAGAGGAAATAAAAAAAAAGGAACTGATTGGCACAATACAAGAGTTACAGCCTACGCAGCAGGATTAAAGCCTGATGAGTATTTGTGGATGAAGCCAAACGACTTTTATCAGTTCATTGAAGGGTATAACAA